ATCATTCGTGAGATAGCTAACTCAATGGGACTAGACCCTGACAAAGTAACCAACAATATGGACGAAGCCGCACTTCAAGCTGAGATTATGAAACAGTTTCAAGCACCAGCACCGGGACCAGAAGGTGCAGCACCAGCAGGTGTAAACCCAATGGACCCAACAGGTGCAGGTGGCGGCAATATAGGTATGGGACAGGCTCCTGTACCGGGTGAACAGGGATTTAGTGGTAATGGACAACAACAGGGAACTCCTCAACAAGCTGAAGCCGCTGGTGGGCAACAACCGCCAATGGGACCACTTCAGTAAGTATTTGGATAGCATGGTAGACCAGCATCATAAGGTGCTAGAACAATCTGAGAATATGGTAACGGTACATAAAGCACAGGGTGATATAGATGTACTACGAAAGATTAAACGATTACGTGAGGACGTAGCTAACGCTGAAGGATAAACTAATGAACGAAATGTCAAAACAAATGGAAATGTTCGATGATGGTGGTCTTATGGATGAGGGCGGCACTGTTGACCCTGTATCTGGTAATGACGTACCGCCGGGTTCCACACAAGAAGAAGTTCGTGATGACATTCCTGCGCAGTTGAGTGAGGGTGAATTTGTTTTTCCTGCAGATGTAGTTCGTTTTATTGGTCTTGAAAAGTTGATGATGATACGTCAACGTGCAAAGGCTGGCTTGCAGCGTATGGAAGATATGGGACAGATGGGTAATAGTGAAGAAGCTGTTATGCCAGATGACTTACCTTTTTCTATTGAAGACCTTGACATGGAAGATGATGGGTTAGAAATGGCACAGGGCGGTGTAGTACAGGCGGCTAATGGTACATTTGTACAGCCCACACCTACTACTCCTAATGCTGGTGTATTCTATAATCCTGCTGCACAACCAACTACAGGCGTAGCTGCTGCTCCTATGCAAGCAGCATCAGCAAGTGCAGCACCTAGTGTTGGTCAGGCTGCTACACCAGTTCAGGCAGCGTCAGCAGGTCAGCCAACTATGTTTACTAATTATCAATTGCCTCAAGCACCTGTACCAGTAATGACAGCACCTGATCAACTGCCTAAATTTTTAGGGGAAGTTGCACCGGGAGTAGGTGGTGTAGATTACACAGAAGAAGTATATGTGAATGAAGCAGGTCAAACTGTTACGTTTAGACGTTACACAGATGGTAGACTTTTAGATTCAAGCGGCAATGAAGCCGTAATACCTGAAGGGTACACTATTAAATCTGAAGCAGAGAAAGATGTAGGTACAGGGCCAGTAAAGGTTGAAACTGCTACTGTGCAGGATGATGGTGATGGTAGAGATAACAATAATGATCCAGACGGTTTAGGTACTTCTGGAGGAAGATTATCATTAGGCGGTACTTATGCAACTAGCGGTCCAGCTAAAGGTGCTAGGACAGGTGTTACTCAATTTGGTGTATCCTATGATATACCGGGGCAAAAATTTGGCGGTATTCCACAGTTTGCAATGAATTACAAAGATTTATTAGCGGGTACTTTGCCAGATACTACAGTAGTTTCATTACAGCGATATGGACTTACTACGGATCTTGCATATAAAGACTTTTTAAGTTTAAAAAATAATCCTATGAGCCAAAAATCACAAGATATTATAGGTGGTTTTGATCTTGCTAATTTAGCAGGGGCAAATCAAGTTAGTATAAATGAAAACTTAGACTTTGTTGATAAAAACGGTAAAGCTGCAACATATGGAGCCACTGTTGTTGCAGGTGCAGCTATCGCAAATACTCTTAAACCCGACAATATTTTTGGTACTAACATTGGAAAAACTTTTGATGAAAAATATGCAGACTTATCCGATGTTGAACGAGGTTTAGTTGATAATCATTTCAGTGCAGAAGAAGAAAAAGATGCAGGAAAGGGTATGACACTAGGTGATATACCTTCAGATATAAGTACGCCTGAAGCTGCTATTGCGTATGCAAATGCACAAAGAGCAAAAGCAGATAAAGCAAAAGCAGATAAAGCAAGGGCAGATAAAGCAAGGGCAGATAAAGCAGCAATTGACAGCTACGTAGAGCAGTCAACAGGTAGAGATTCAGACTTTGGTGGATTTGATGACGTAAGTTCTACAGGGGATGCAGAAGATGAAGGCGATTTTGCTTTTGCTAAAGGCGGTCTTGCCAAACAAATGAAGCGTAGTGGATTAGCTTCTAAAAAATAATCCACAATCAGTTGGCTACTCACTCCCCACACCCGACAGTGTGGCTACAGCGGCCCCAACAAAGGAATAGATAATGAACGAAACACTATTAGCAGAAGACATGAAAACTACGCCTAAAGTGGCATTTGTAAATAAACCATACACTCAAGAAGAACGCACTAAGCGTGACGAAGAAGAACTAGAACAACTCAAGAAAGAACACGCAGGTGAAGCAAAAGAGGTAGAGGCAGAAGAAGCTGAACCTACTAGCGCAGAAGAAAAAACATTTAAGAAGCGTTACTCTGACCTACGCCGACACCAGCAAAAGCAAGCTGAAGAGTTTAAGGCTGAACTAGCGGCAATGAAAAGCCAGCTAGAAAAAGCTACCAAGAAAGAAATGAAGCTACCCAAGTCTGACGAAGACATTGAAACATGGGCAGCAGAGTATCCTGATGTAGCAGCTATCGTAGAAACAATTGCCATGAAGAAGGCAGCAGAGCAATCTACTGCACTAGAAGAACGCATGAAAGCAATTGATGAGATGCAAACTTCTGCTACTAAAGAGAAAGCTGAAGCAGCATTGATGCAGATGCATCCTGACTTTGATGAGATTAGAGACAGTGATGATTTCCACAATTGGGCAGAAGAACAGCCTAAGTGGGTACAAGATGCATTGTATGACAATGACAATGACGCTAGGTCTGCTGCACGTGCAATTGATTTGTACAAAGCTGACATGGGCATTGCTGAAGCTAAGAAGTCTAAGCCTAGCAAAGATGCGGCTAAGTCTGTAACGACTAAGAACACACGTAACAAACCACAGGAAGATGAATCCTCTACATACTTACGTGAGTCTCAAGTAGAGAAGATGTCGGTACACGAGTATGAAAAACATTCAGATGAAATTATGGAAGCTATTCGTAGTGGTAAGTTCATCTATGATTTATCCGGTTCTGCTAGATAAAAAAGAGTTGACAAACAGTTATTTTTAAGTATAACTATAGTCATGTGTAAGGTAAGCAGGTTAGCTACTTGCTTACTATACCAATCCGCAAACTACAAAAATCTTTAAGATTACCTGATTAACATGGCCTACTAAGTATATTAGTTGCAACTTTTATATAAGGTACACCCTACGTTAGACAGCCTCTGCCAAGAATTGTACTGTTTGCATCTGTAACAATCCAAAACAATAGGAGATGGATTATGGCTTTTCCAAGAGCAGCGGGTTATAACAACTTACCTAATGGTAATTTTAGCCCGGTAATTTACTCCAAACAGGTGCAGCTTGCATTCCGCAAGGCCGCTGTTTGTGAAGCAATTACGAATAACGACTACTTTGGAGAAATCGCAAACTTTGGTGATTCAGTTAAAATCATTAAAGAACCTGAGATTACTGTCAAAGCATACGAGCGTGGTACAACAATTACCCCGCAAGACCTTGATGATGAGGATTTCACCCTCACCGTTGACAAAGCTAACTACTTTGCTTTTAAAGTTGACGACATTGAGGAAGCACATTCGCACGTTAACTTTGAGTCTCTCTCAAGCAACCGTGCTGCATACCGTTTGTCTGACCAGTTTGACGCAGACGTACTGGGTTACTTGACTGGTTTCAAGCAAGCTGCAATTAGTGGTAACGCTAATGTAGTCAACAACATTGTTAACGGAACTAAGTCTGTTGCCACTGCTGGTAACGATGAACTTCTTACTTCAATGAAGTTGACAGCCGCTGACTTTAATGCTGGTAACGCTGCTAACTGTGTGGGCTTGAAGCCTCGCGCATCTGAAGCTGTACCAACAACTGCTGGCGTAGCTAACCCATTGACTGTGATTGCACGTATGGCTCGTCAACTTGACTTGCAAAACGTAGAGTCACAAGGTCGTTGGTTGGTAATCGACCCAGTGTTCGTTGAACTACTGAAAGATGAAGATTCACGTTTGTTTGATTCAGACTTCGGTGGTGCTGGTCTACAGAATGGTTTGATTTTGAATAACCTGCATGGCTTTAAAGTCCATGTTTCTAACAACCTGCCTTCTATTGGTACAGGTCCATCTACTACAGGTGGAACTAATGCTAATAACTTCGGCATGATTGTTGCTGGTCATTCTTCAGCAGTAGCGACTGCTGACCAAATCAACAAGACTGAGACTTACCGCGACCCGGACAGCTTCGCTGATATTGTCCGTGGTATGCATTTGTATGGTCGCAAGATTCTTCGTCCTGAAGGTCTTGTTAACGCCAAATACTGCTTGCTGTAGAGGAGATTGAATTATGGCACTAGGTGATAACACTCTCCAAGCCGCACGTGGCAACTCGCAGCGTGGGCGTAATCCATACATGGTTCAGACCACATTTGACTTTGCAACAGCACTGTCTGACAAAGGTGGCGCACTTGCCGCTGGCGATGTCATTCCAGTAATTGCTGTTAAAAAAGGCATGATGGTTATGAATGCAGGTATTGAGGTTGATACTGCCTCTGATGGTTCTACTCTTACAGTAGACTTAGGCATGATTGCCGCTGAAGATTTCGTTGATGGTTTTGACGGAACTTCTGCAGCAGGTGTTGTAGCACAGAACCCAGCAGCTTATTCTCCACGAATGGCTGTTGCGGATGACAACATTGACCTTAAACTGGTTACACTTTCAGGTGGTGCAGTTACTACTGGTAAACTGCGTATCTGGGCTGTAATCATGGATTGCACTGACGAAGGTGACTTGACTGCTCAAGAAGTAGCACGTGACGTTGCTTAAAGACTAATGTAAGGGGGCAGGGCAACTTGCCCCTTTACTTCTCTGTTCATTTAAGGATTTGTAATGGCATATGATTATTTAGACATCACTAACGAAGTAATTGCTCGTATGAATGAAGTTGTCTTGACTGCTGCTAACTTTACAACAGCTAGAGGATTTCAAATTCAGTGTAAGAATGCAGTAAACGATGCCATTAACTACGTCAATCAAAGAGAATTTGGTTGGCCTTTTACGCATGTAACACAAACAGAAACTTTAGTTGCAGGACAAACTAGATACACTGCTCCTGCTAATACTCAATCAATTGACTATGACACTTTCCGTATTAGCCGCGATAGCACACTAGGTGCTGCTGGTAATACTCTACGCATTATTGACTATAAAGAATACACACAAAAATATATTAACCAAGAAACCACTACTAATGTAGGCAGTGTTCCTAAGTTTATTTTTAGAACACCAGATAATAATTACGGATTATTTCCGTACCCCGATAAAGCATACGAACTAAAATACGAATACTTTATTAAACCTACTGCACTAGCTGCAGCCGCAGATGTTCCACTTATTCCAGAGCAGTTTAGACAGGTTATAGTTGACGGTGCTACTGCCTACGCTTATCAGTATCGTGGTGAAGCACAACAGTACGGTATTAACTTTGCTCGTTTTGAGGATGGCATTAAACAAATGCAGACGCTGCTTCTAAACAGAGCAGACTATGTACGGTCTACTTATATACCTTATTCTCAAGGGTATGGCATTAACGCAGGATTTTAAGGTGATAAAACATGGCAGATGAAACTGGCCTTAATCCGTATGTATTTGCTTGTCAGGGTGGGCTGGTTCTTGACCAATCAACTTTTGCTATGCAGCCCGGAATGGCACTTGAACTAACTAACTTTGAGCCGGATATTCAAGGTGGGTATAGACGCATTTCTGGTTACGCCAAGTGGAATCCTAATATTGTACCACAAGATGCTAGTGCATCAGAAGCTGTACTTATGTCAGCTTACTTCAAAGGCAACATCATTGCTGCACGGGGTGGTAAGGTACACAAAGGTGGCACTACAGGTAGCTGGACACAGATTGACACAGGTAGAAGCAACGCTGGCGTATACACTTTTTTTAGATATACATTAGGCGGTACAGACTTTATTGTGTGGGCAGACGGTGCTAATCATGCATCTAAGTACGATAACACTACCGTAACGGATATTAATGCTACAGGCGCACCTGCTAACCCTAAGTTTGTTACAGGTTACAAGAATGCTCTTTTCTTTGCTGGCATGTCTAGTAACCCACAAGAGTTAGTATTTACTGCACCATATACAGATACAGACTTTAGTACCGCTAATGGTGCTGGTAGTATTAACGTAGACAGTAACATAACTGGTCTGTTTCCGTTTCGTGATTCGTTGTTTATATTCTGCGAAG